TGTGCTCCACCTGTTGCAGTTCCAACTTTAAAACCAATGTCGCCTGAAGCAACAGTTGGTGCAGATTGACAAACTATTTGTATTGAAGTTATTACAGTGTTGTCTGGTTGTGAAAAGGTCACTTCGTTAGTACCTGCAGAGGCTGCACATGGTACATTAGCGATTCCTTGACCAATCATAAGAGTTCCTACGTAGTTTCCAGATGCGTCTATTCTAAAAACATTTGTAAAAGCTCCAGTTGTAGAGTTTTTAGTTGCACCGATAAATCCATTTTCGGATCTAACCGGTCCATTAAATGTTGTATTTGCCATAATTTTCTCCTTTGTATAGCTTTAATTATGCCGTCTCTATACCGTCTGCCTAGCCAGTCGACATAATAGTTTCTCTAGGTTTTTATATTATACATAAAAAAAGGGGCGATGTAAAACACCGCCCCTTTAGTAAATACTTACGTATTATCTATTAACTAGTTGGTAGATTTCCGTTACCAAATACACATCTTGGATCAGAAAATCCAAAAGAGTATCTTTCTCTAGCTTTAAATCTTACGTTACCAGTATCGAAGTCTCCTTCCATTGCTGTTTTGATTGGTGATCTAACGAACATTTTGAATCCGTTAGGCACATCAGTCAATAAGAAATAAGAGTCAGTATCAGTTAAAAAGTTATTAATTACATAACCCTCTGGTACCATACCCATGCTTCTTACAGCATTGATGTCATTATCAGCAGTTCCTGTTCTCATAGGTGACTTCATTAGTCTCTCAGCAGTAAATTGTAATTCTTTTGGAATTATCATTTTTCTACCTTGAGTTGCTATTTTAAGTCCTCTTTCATCTACGAACCCAGCAATGTCAATTAATGACTGCTCAAGTGAAGTTTCGTTAAGGTCTGCAGCTGTAGCAAGAACATTTGAAAAAGTTCCGCCTGTTGCAAGTGGGTGAGCGTTTCCAATTAAGGATTCACCGTCACCACCTGTTACAGTTGTAACTTGTGCATTGTTCAATACGTTTGCAGCTTTAACTTGCTTCGTATTTGCCATAGATCTTGCAAGAGCTCTTGTGTATCTTGCAGCTAATCTATCGTATAGGTTATCTTCGATTGCTTCCTCAGTGATTGAGAATGCTAACGCGATTGTTTCGTGAGTGTATCTAGAAGTGAAAGTTTCACCTGCTTGATCAAACACTACTCCAGCACCTTCTTGTTTAACTGGTGCAGAAGCAAAACCGCTTAACATTACTTCCTCTTCGAAAGCTCTGTCAGATGTTTCAGTAGTATAAATCTCAGCATGCTGATTTTCATATCTACTATATTCCAGGCCGAATAAAGCATTCAAACCTGGCTCTAGTTCTTTAACTAGTTGTGATCGTGATATCGCCATAGTTATTCTCCTTTATCTATTATAGGCCTGTACCACTTCTGTAGAAGTGATTGTTGATTCTAACAAGAACATTAGCATTCGCGTTAGCTGTATCTGAGTTGTCTGGATCTTGACAAATATCAATCGCTTGAATTGCGAAAGTAGTTGCTGTTCCAGATACTGATACGTCTAACTGAGCTTTTGATATTCCTGTCGCTGTAACACCAGTAGTGTTTGTAACAGAGTAGTTTCTGTAAAGATCTGCTCTAGTAAAAGCCTCGTCTGCATCAATCAAAAACACTGCGTCTGGGTCATCAATAACAAATGCCGTAATGTCACTTGCTGCAATTCCACCAGGGTAGAAGTTTTTGAAAGTTGGCTTTTGAGTAGTTGGATCTGTGTAAAAACATCCGTTAAAAACGCCCACAACAGCATCTGATGTGTTAGCACCATGTTTCTGAATGTTACCAGATGTTAGTGGTTCCACTAAATCACCTTGGTAAATTGCAGTTGCATAGCCACTAGCAATCGTGTATCTGTTTTGAGCACCTACTAATGGTGTACCGTCTAGTTTTCTGTAAGGTCTTAGACCAAACTTTTCACTAACATTAGCCATAGTTGTTTTCTCCGTTGTTATTGTTATTAATCCAAGCTACTTAAGTAGGTATCGCAAAAAAATTATTTTTTACGAGAACCGCCAAAGGTAACTCTAGACTGCCTCTCAATATTGATCGGCATGTCCGGGTGTTGTTCCTTCATAAGATCTCTGTCTATCGCGTCTGTTCTATCTTGAGTAATTTTTCTAAAATACTCAGCACGAGACTTCAATATCTCCAAAGGTATCCTTGCCAACACAAGGCCACCAATTCCGACTAAACCAGCATGTTTTCCTTCATGAAGAACTGGATATTCATTTGGACCAATTTCACTTAAAAGTGTATCAGCCTTAACAAATTCCCAACCTTCTCTAAGTTTCTTAGATACATTCGCAGCATCTTCAAAACCTGCAGTTGCAGTTCTTATCCACCTATGTGCATAACCCTGCGGTGCAGCTGGCGCATCCAAACTGGATGGTGG